AATCATCCTTTGTTCTAGCGGAGAATCCGGATTCTATGTAGCCGAAAAATACGTGTCAAGCATAATTTTATCCAGATTCCATAAAGTATTGACATTCATATAAATTCTTTCTATCAAAAAGATAATGAGTGCAATCAATCCCAGCCCCGAAGAGATGCGACTGGACCTAATGGCCAGTATATCTGAGAGTATCCAGGCGGTCAGCAAGGAGAAGGAGGCCATGAAGGTCAATAGCCTTAGCCGTGCTAACCCAGGTAAAGTGGCTGAGATACTGTATCACTACGCTATGGGCGAGACTCAGACCAAGATGGTCCGGAAGTATAAGTTCAATAGAGATACTGTGATCTCAGTGCTAACTGATTATGCGGACCACATAGGTAAGTTCCGAGAGGTAACTGGCCGACTAGCGGCCAGGAACTACTTGAATTTGTCCTCACTGGAAGAGGACCTCATTGAGAAAGTCCGTGACCGGTTGGAGGGGGATCCGGACTTCGAAGTATCGTTCCGTGATTTAAAGGAGCTATCCATAGCTAAGGCAAATGCAGGTAGGGAGGCTTTGACGGCTAGAGGTGAAGCTACACAGATCACGGAAGACAGGAAGATCTTTACGCAGGATGACTACGAGGCTACCATCAAGGCAGCGAGGGCCAGGATCGAGGAAGCTAAGACAATAGAAGCCGAGGTAAAAGATGCCTAAGTCAATCATGGATTCCAGCTATGACCCGATCTATGATCAGATCCGTGGTATCTTGGGAGAGCATTTTGAGAACTACTGCTTCATAGTCATGAACGAGCAGGGCGAACTATTCTATGACTACAACCACCTACCAGCAGGGAGAATGCTAGTAAATGAAATGCAGAAGGAGATTACTAGCGGCGACATAAACTTTGAGTGGGAGTTCGAAAACGACCCAGAGGATCCAGAGGAAGAAGAATGACTATTGAGTTCACAAATCATCCTGTCCTAGAAGCCCCTACCGATGAAGAGATAGTAATCCTGGGTGAGGCGGATCCTAAGCTGTTGGTTCAGCTGCACGAGGCTCATGAAGGTAGGATTCAGTCAGCACAAGAGGATCCACTGCGTCACGGATTTGAGCTAACCGGGTGGAGCCGGATGCGAGATGCCTTGAAGGACTACGACGAGGTCATTACCTTTGGCGGAAACCGAAGCGGTAAGACAACGGGATGCGCTAAGATGGTTATGGAAGCCGTGACCGAAAACATGGACGGCCATGTTGTGTGCTTTAGTCAGAATGCGGACACATCCATCAAGGTTCAGCAAGCTGCAATCTGGGAGATGATGCCTAGGGAGTTCCGCAGGAAGACTAAGAGTATCGATGGTTACGTGAACTACAGTATGCAGAATGGCTTCACAGGCAGTTCTTTTATCTTCCCGGACACCAGAACCAGGGTGGACTTCAAGACATATACGCAGTTCAGTAATAATCAGACCATCCTAGAAGGTTTTGAGTTCGGTTTCCGTAACCCTACTGGAACAAATATTGGGGCCTGGCTGGACGAATACTTGGGAGATGCTGCGCTGGTTAACACCCTACGCTTCCGTCTTGCGACCAGAGATAGTAAGATGCTGTTGGGGTTTACGCCGATTGATGGGTACACGCCCTTCGTTGCGGAGTACCTCAAAGGAGCCGAGACTCTAGAGACTAAGGCCGCGTCCTTGCTGGATGGAGAGCAGGTTCCCGTGATTCAATACAGCCCTGAACGAGATGCTGGTGTTGTCTACCTGCACTCCGACGAGAATCCCTTTGGCGGTTATGACCGCATAGCCAAGGACCTAAAGAACGCAAACCGTGACACGATCATGGTCCGTGCCTACGGACTGCCTACGAAGTCAATGACTTCACTGCTGCCGAACTTCAGCCCCGAGGTCAATGTCCTTAGCGACAAGCCAAACAAATACGGTATGTCTTTCCCTGACAAGGATTCACTGACCTGGTATCATGTAGTTGACCCAGCATTCGCCAGGAATTACGTGGCAATATGGGCAGGGGTGTCCGAGGACGAAGAGATCTTCATACGCAGGGAGTGGCCGGACAGAGATACCTACGGCGAGTGGGCTTTGTTTGGTGACCCGAAGTGGCGCAAGGGTCCAGCCTCAGAGAAGATAGGGTACGATGTGGAAAGGTATTGCGAACTGTTTAAAGAGATCGAAGAGGAGTTAGGCATCGAGGTCACGGAGCGTATAGGTGACTCTAGGTTCTTTGCTAAAGAGAATGAGAATAACGTGGATCTGTTCACCGCCTTCTATGACTTCGGTATGAACTTCACGCCTTCGGACGGACAGCAGGAGGGCATAGGTAACACGAGCCTGGACGATTGGTTCTTCTATAACCCGAACTACGACCTTGATCCTGCCAACAGGCCGAGGTGCTACGTGCATGAGGACTGCGGGAACCTTATTGAGAGCATGATTAATTACAATGCAGCTGGCAAATCCGACGAAGCTCTCAAGGACTTTTTTGATCTTATCCGTTATTTGCGAATGTCAAATGGCGGCATGGGTCCTGATTATTTTGCATCCTCCGACATGGGGATCACCAGAAAACAACAAGGAGGATACTAATGAAAGTAAAACTAACTGAGTTCGCCGAGTATCACGATACTGACTTCGACGAAGCTCTTAAAATAGCTAAAGAAAAACTACCGTCTGAATACATAAGCGGCAAAGGTAGAAATACTTGGATCAGCCCCGAGGGACAGGACATCCTATGCGATGGTCTGCTTATTAATGAAATAATACCTAAACACTTCAGAGGCAAGGTGTTATCGATTTGTCCGAATCCTAGATTCAACATGGTTCACTTTGTAGAAATAGGAAAAAAGGTTCCTGTTCTGATGCCTAACAGGTTGAAGGATAGATTCTTAGGCAAGATGATCTGTTTTGAGGTAATTGAATCCGAGACAGGGGTCAGCTATCGTTATGTCAAAGGTTGATAGAACAAAGATATTTTATGACAGGAATCCTTTTACCGGACAAGTAGAGGACGAGAACCTGACTCTGGATTACAAATGGAATCAGCAGAACAGGGATCGTCTCATAATGTGGGAGACATTCAAGCGATACGTGAAGCATGAATCCAAAGTCCCCATGACAAACATAGAGTTATGTGATAAGATAGGCAGTTCTAGGACTCATCTTGCTAGCATGATTCAACTAATAAAAGATAGACTAAATGCAGAACAGTAATATTTCAAAGGCCCTCACCTATGTAGGCACTGAGCCGGACATCACAACTCTTCGATACGCTTACGAAGAAACAATAACGGAGCTTGAATCCTATTTTGATTTATGTCGTACGAGCTACGACGACCGACGCAACTGGTGGCCGGGCAAGAGCCGCGATCATCGTAAACACGGATCCGATGCCTTTCCTTGGGAGGGTGCGAGCGATACTGAGTGCCATCTCATCGATGAACGCATAACTAAACTTGCGTCCCTATTTATTTCTGCACTCAAGAGGGCCAACGTCAGAGCGTTCCCCGTGGAAAGTGGAGACATTGCTCGCAGCAAACTTGTGTCAGGATTTCTTAAGTGGATGATACGATCCGGATACATCCCCCGCTTTTACAGGGAGATGGAACTTGGTGCTAATTACTTATTAGAACGTGGACTCCTAGTGACTTACGTTGGATGGCACATGGAGGATCGATCCTTTGAGCAAGAGATTGATCTTCAACAGATTGCACAAATATCTCCAGAAATCTTTCAAGCTGTCGAGCAAGGTGAAAACGATGAAGAACTTATCCTGCTTATGCAGCAAGTTTTTGACGGCGTTACAGAAAAGCGAGCAAAGGATGCGCTCAAAGATCTACGTAAACAAGGAATCGCAAAACTGCCCGTAGTGCGTCGTCAAATTAATTGCCCCGAAGTCAAAACCTTAGCACCTGATGGTGACTTTGTCTTCCCCCCCTATGTTACTGACCCGCAACGCGCACCGTATTGTTTCTGGAAAACGTATTACACTCCACAAGAACTAGAACTCAAGGTAACAACTGATGGTTGGGACCAAGACTTTGTGGACGTCATGATCGAAAGATACCGAGGCGTAAACATTGACAGCCTTGAGCGATACGAAGAGGGCCGTCGTAGCATGAGCCTAACGGATACCGCATACGAAGCCGATGAACTTATTGAAATCATTTACGGATACCAGAGACTAATTAACGAAGAGGATGGTTCCGAAGGAATTTATTGCACCGTATTTCATAAGAACTTTGATGGAGATGATGGAACTGGGACTCCTGGATATGCAAAGTTCGAACTACTCAACGGATACGAAGACTATCCAGTAGTAGTAACACGCTTGTCCGAGGACACTAAGCGTCTCTATGATGTATCCACCGTTCCCAGTATTCTTCGTGGTATTCAGAACCAAGTAAAGGTAGAACGTGATTCA